GTAGTACCTGCAGCTACTTTAGTACCTTCAGTACCAGAGTCAACTATGTTAGTTGCTCCTTCTACTGCTCTATCAAATCTAACTTTTGTTTGTGCCATTAATGTTACCTTTTATATTTTTTCTTTTTTGAATTTTGTAGGCTAGATATTTCTACCTAGCCTTTAAGTTTTATAAAACTATTGTGTTAGCTTCATCTTCAGTTAATGCTTCTCCTGCAATTAACTTTGCTTTAGCACTAGCTTTTAAAGCATCACTAGCTTCTTTATCTGCTTCTTCTTGTGCTTTAGCATCTGCTATTTCTTGTTCTTTAACAAGATTTGCAGAAACTTTTGCTTCGTCTTGAGCAATTTCTTCAGCAGTATAATTAACTACTTCAGAATTACTTGGTGTTATTATTAATTTTTTCATAATTTATTCTCCTTATTTCAATCCATAGACTGATATGTTTCCACTTGTAAATGAACCACTAGCTTGTCTATCTAAATTAAATCCTGCACTTGAATTAGTAAAAGCATCAGTTGTTTTTAACCAAGCAAAACCATCTCCACCATCTATTTGACCACCAACTTCTCTTTGTATAGAACCAAGTATCATTATTGGTGTATTTGCAGCTGTATTTAAGTCTAAAGCTGAAACATACATTACTTGTGTTTTACCATAGTCTGTTGCGTAGTTATTACTTGTAGATAAAAATCCATTATCAGTCCAACCTGAGTGTTGGTTTGTACTAGCAGCACCACTATTACTCAGATAAATATGGTCTGTTAACCATGCGTAACTACTAGAAGTAATTGTACTGCCACTATTGTTAATAAAATGTATTTTAAATTTATCTTCAGCAGTCATTGCAATTCTGTTTAAACAAATTTTATAACCATTGTATGTAGTGTTATCTATCCAACCAGTTATATTAATTCCAGTAACATTAGAAGTTATGTCGTGATTAATTAATCTTACACAGTCAGAAGATACTGTTCCATATTCTGGAGCAGTTGCACCACTATTCATTTGTAATACTTGACCAGCTGTACCTTTTGGAAGTCTTTGTAATCCACTTCCATCTCTATATAAAATATCTCCTTGAGTAGTAAGTGTACTTGAAGCACCTCCACCTTGAGCCATTAAATTCCAATAAGTTCCATTAGTTACTGCATTTCCTTGAGATGCTAAAATACAAACGTAACTAGACCCACCAGATGAAACTACATCATCTACTACGTAAGCAGTACTATTATTGTAAGCACCCTTCCAATTAAATTTTATTGCACCTAAATTTATTTCTGCCATTTTTTCTCCTGCTGTATCATATCATTAAATTTCCTTAATTTAAATAGTAGCTATTAAATCTCCATTAGAAATACTAAAAGTATAACCTGTTCCTGCAAATAATACATCATCAAAGGTAGCATATGTAGCTTTGCTTATGTTATCTGAGCCACCTCCTGTAGTCGTTATCAACAACTGACCACTAGCATTTTTACTAAAACCATAGACCTCAGGGCTACTTAAACCTGTTGCCGTACCTTGGTTTTGAAAAGTTACTCCAGAAGGAATATTAATAGTATCACCTGATTCTCCTAATTGAGTTGTGCTTCCAGACTGAGGTATTATTTTATTAACTTCTAATGTACTCATTATAATATAATTAAAACTCCTGTTACTGTTATTGTTCCTGAAACTGTTACTGGTCCTGCTAATACACCTGAGTCCATAGTTTGAACTTCATCTAGTGTAGATGCATGAGTTACAACATAACCTGTTGCTTGCATAACAGGTGACATTGCTTTCTTAGCAGGGACAGTACAAAATACTTCTTTTTCTCCTGAACCAAAATTAATCTTAGACGTGTTTCCTGATGAATTACTTATCACTGTGTCTCTAGATAGAGTGTCTGTTGCAGCATCGGTAACTGTACCAATACCAACTTCAAACTTATCTGTACCTGTTTCTGTAATACAATAATACGTAGTATTAGTTGTACCTACTCCAGCTACAAATGTTACAAAGTCTTGTGAAGCACCAGCAAGGTTCAACGTTCCCGTTCCCGAGGTAGTGCTTGTCTCTTTAACTCTATCGTTAATGACAAGTGCCATCTAAACCTCTCCTTACGTTAATCTTAGTATTGCTGCAGATGTTGTAAATGCAGGGAACTGAATTGTAAATGTTCCTGCAGTTGCAGTTTTATCTCCACCAAAATCTAAAACACAAACAGCGTCAGTAGTATTTGAACCACCGTTAGTTGTTGTATTATAAATTAAAGCTCCTCTAGCTGTTAATGTTACACCAGTAAAAGATAGGTTAGCGAAACTAGTAATTGCTACTGATGATGACATCTTAACACCTTGATTAACAAGTGCTGAACCACCTGCTGTATATTGACCTGAATTAGAAACTTCAGATCCAGTTGCTCCTAAATTTGGTGAGTAATTTGTAGTTGATTTACCTAGTGTTGCATTACTTTTGTACATTGCTAATTTGTATGTATCTGTTGATGCATCAAAATCGTGACTTCCTTGAAGTAATTCTTTTTTAAATGAATTACAAATTGCGTTAGTTGTTATTGCCATTTTATTCTCCTTTTAAATTTTATGGTGATGGTGAAGGTATCTTAACTCTAGGTACCCCATCATCGTATTCTGCTCGTCTTCTTCTTCCCATTTGTTGTAGGGCAAAAGCTTCTGTTTCTTCATTATACTTTGTTTTATAAAGATTGTACATATCCATAGGACCCTTTAAATAGGAAAAAGTTTCAGTCAACACGCCATGTAATAACATAGATTCTTGATATTGAGATAAATAAGTAACATTAGTTGAAGTAAAATTAGGTGGAGTTACAATATAATTTAACTGAACTGCATAAGCTTGATCTGGAGTAGGTGCCACTACTATTGAAGCATCGTCCCAATTAGCATAGTATTTAGGTTGTCCTGTACTTCCAGCACCATTGTATTCTGATATAAAACTAGTGTCTCTTTTTTCCATAAAAGTTCTAGCACTAGTAATATTAGCATCTGCAAATACTTGTAAAGATCTAATAACTAAAAAATCAGCAGGGGTTACTAAAAATCTTTTATTTGCAGTAAAGGAAGAAGTTGAATATTTTCTTGTATCATCATAATCAACCTTACCTGCAATATCTAATTCTATATTTCTAATAAATTGTCCGATAAGAGTATCACTTAATACATTTGAATCTACTTCTGTGTAGTTTCGAACTTGTGTTAAAAAATTTGAATATGATATAGCCATTATGTAATACTCACTGTTACTGTACCTGTAGTACTTATTAATTGTCTTTGTCTATTTTGTTCTGCACCATTATCCGGTTGCATACCAGAAGATTGAAAAGAAAATTCTCCAGGAAGAACTAAATCAATTGTTGTAAATCTAGAACCTCCAGATTTTAAAGTAAAATCTTGAGATCTGGTATTTTGTAATGCTACTGCATCTGCTTTAACTGTTCTTCTTCTTATTTGAGGTTGTTTAGATTCAAATTCAGATATATGAACTAATGCTCCTGTCCATTCTCTAACCATTTCTTGATATGGAAATGCCATACCTGATCTATCAGATATTGCAAGAGATTGTTTTCCTGTTGCGTAAGTAGACATTACACACCATCTCCAAAATAAACTTGTGGTGAAATATATAAAGAAGTTCTAGAACCGTCTTCATCTAAAGCTCTTTTCATTTCATCTTCGTAAGCCATTTTTAACATTTGAGTTCTGTCTGCAGCTTTTAAAAAAGAAATATAATATGCAAGACCAGCTACCATGCAAGGTAAGAATCTATAAGGAGCGTCTGGAGTATTTGTATATCCTCCTGCATCTTCTATTCTTCCAATGTAATAATATTTTAAATGTGTGTATGTTGTAGCATCTGGTGCTTGGTATAAATAAATTTTAGGAGTTATATGTCTTTCTATATAATATTGAGAAGGTTGTCCTGTAGCTCCTTTATTAGGTAATGCAGCGTAAGTAGATCTATCTGTTTTAGTTAAAGAAACATCTCGTGTGTCAGCAGTAGTTCCTGATGATGTAGATATATAAGCTTCTAAAACATCACTACAATCACTTGGTGCAGTATATTCAAAAGTTCCTGCAGTTAATTCTTGTGATTTATTTTTAACTTTCCAAAGATGTAATCCACGATTACCCCATTCCGAAAATAATATATTTAAATTTCTTCTAGCTCTTTTTAAATCATATCCTGAAGCTGTAGTTAAACCACATCTCTCATATGCTTCATCAATAACTTCATCAATTTGTAAATCAAATGCAGTAGTTCCAGAAGTAGTCATTATAATATATCCTTATAGTAGTCATAATTTTTTTCTATCTTAACTTCTCCACCAGTATTATAATCTATAACACCGGCACTACTCTTAGACTCTTCTCTTAGTATTCTTAAAACTTCACTAGTTTGAGATTCAATTGACATAGTAGGATCCATGTCTTTCATAAGTTCATCAAACCTTTTGTGTTTTTGTGGATTATTTTTTAAGACTTTTTTCGCTAATGAAGACATTAGATCATCCCTTTGTAATAATCCATAGACTTAGAAGTTACGATTTCTCCTTCTTTAGAAGATCCGTGTTTTCTTTTTTTGACGGGTACACAATTAGGTACTTTTTTTCCGCCTTTGTCTTTCATGCCAATCATTTCGTATCCTGACCAACATGGTCCTTTTGATTTTTTCATATTATTCCTCCGTTTTAGTGGCCACTTTGTAAGTTATGTACTTATCCTTTTTTCGGTTGTACAACTTCTTTGATTGTAGCACTTTTGGTTTAAACAGTAAATGTCCTAGCGAGAGGATTTTTTTTATTGGATTTTTTAACTTGAAGTTTCTTTTTTTCTTTATTTTTCTTTTTTGTGTCACCTAATTTACCGTCTATTTGTTTAGATATTTGTGATCTTCCTATTGTCATTATAATATATCCTTTGCTTTACCTAGTATTGGTTTATACTTAGTTTTGCCTTCTTGTCTATAGGCAAGTAAATACTGTGCTCTTCTATTTTCAGGAATCCAACTTGCGTGGATCCACCCCGAGTTAGGTTCTCCAGGCGTGTAGTACTCGAGGATCAACTGATCTGTTTCAAGATTCTTTTTTACCCAATCAGCTACCTCAGCATTGTCAACTCCTACACATTCGAAATCACAGGCCTCAGCTTTTGCATGCTGGCTGTTGCG